CCAGAGGTCCGCGATATCTTGGAAGTTCTCGGCGGGTTCGCCGTAATCTTGATTTCGATCAGCGTTGATGATCCGAAGAGCTTCGGTCAGCGGTAGGTCTCTTGCTTTAGACATGAGTGGTTTTCCCCATGCGTACGGCGTCGATCTCTAGCTGCGTAGCCAAGCACTTCAGTTCTACGAGCCGCTCCTTCTCGTGGCGCAGCTTCGTACGCGCGCGGTGCACATCGTCTGGGTCAACCGGATCAAGCGCCTCGATGCGGTCAAAGATGCTTTCGATCTCTGCTTCCTTGCGGATGATACCCTGACGCGCGATGCTCAGTTCGTTTAGTGTATCCATTAGTTTTTCTCCGTGGGTCTGAGCATTTCGTATTCGCCGCAAACTTCTACGGCCTCTCGGTTCGTTAGTTTGCACGTCCAGCCGCCGTCCTTGTTGGCGAAGCTGTTCGTACAAAAGTGACAGGCGGGAGTAACGTCTGGGATTTCCCAGCAACTTTTCCTTTTAAAGCACGACTTGCAGTTCCAGCTTTCTGGTTCGGTTGCGCATCGTCCCGCCTGCCCATCAAGCGTAGCTTGTATCTTTATGTACATCGTGTCCCATTCTTCTTGATCGAAGAGGACAACTTCAGCGTGATATTGAGAGTTATTTTTACAGTAAGATACAAACAAGCTACGCTCAATTCTCATCATCGCCATCATCATTTGCATCTGGCGATAATATTTTCTGTGCGAAACCTTCACACCGTACGACACGGTTTTCTTAAAGTTCGCATCGTTCATACTTTTGATCTCAAGGATCATTGGACCCGTGCCGTCTTCGAAGTCGGCCAGCCCATCCGTGTTACAGACGACATGCCCACCGAGCCATTCCGCTCGGTGTTGCCTGCCAGTAACTTCGTCTTTTTCGTACACCCGCAAGTTGGCTTTGTTCTTTAGATCGCGAACAACCCAGTCCTCGATCCTGTGCCCAGCAAAGAATATTCTTTTTAACTGGGGGTCAGGGTCAACGTCTGGAAACCCGCGAAGGCTGAGAGCCATCTGTGCGATGCACTCAGTCCCCGCCATCGACGCCCCGATATAGGCACGGGCTACGCCTCGGTCTTCGTTGGCGTAGCCTTCGTCGATGGCATCAATTAGTGCCTGAGCTTGTGGGTGTACTGGGTGCATTTAAAAGGGAATTTCATCGTCTAAGGGCGCACTTGAGCCGCTGGTCTGAGCCTTACCACCTGTGGGCGCAAAGTGATAAGATACCTTACTGTTGGTCTTACCGTTGTACTCCTCGGATTTGACCATGATACCGACCTTCTTACCCTTGAAGAAGGAAACGCTTGGGGCTTCGTTCCCGTCGCTTCCAAGGATCATAAGGAGCTCTTTCAGTTGCTTCTTGCCAATCTCTGTCGCAGCAGGCGAGTTGCCGTGAAAGACATAAATCCACTGACGAATACCGCCATCGTTGTTACTATATGATAGTACCAACCGCGCAGTGTTCTTAGCGTCGTCCCGCTCGACGGACGCATCGGTGATAGTCACCTCATGCTTGCCGATTGGCAGAACTTTATTGCGCGAAACATCGACACCGGACAAATCCATGCCCTCTAATCCAAGAAAATCACTCATTGTTTGTTGCTCCATTTCCATTGTATTTGGCGAACTCTTTGTCGCTCATGTAGATACGTTCGATTAAATCAGTGACATCATCGCACTCCTCAAAGGGTGCGAGGCGGCGGTGAGGATCACGGGTCTTGCCGTGCCAGCCATTGACTTGATCTGTCACAAGATAACGACGTACGGCCATCTTGCCGTTCTGCTCGGAGGTCTTACGCACCAAGCAAAATACGTTGTCATACAGGGCAGGGATTAGTTTCTGCACCTTCTTCTGAACCATCATCGGCCAGTAGTTTGTCGTGCCGTTGTCGTCCGTCTCTTCAGCGGCCAGAGCGGTAATGAGTACGTGCATGTCCAGATCGCGCACCCACTTCAAAGCAGCGGTAATTTTGCGCTCGTAAAGGCTCCACTTCTCAAAACCGTTCTTCGCGTCAGCGCCAAGCTCGGCTTCGACATCTGCGAAGCACTTCTGAGAAAGCTCGGTCGCACTATCAATGGCAATCCATTTGTAACCCGCTTCCTTAAACTCTTTGGACATGACAAACTTAGTCAGGTCTCGAAAGCTGTACTCGCCTTCCTTCGTGGGTCGGTCGAAGGTGGTGAACGGAAGGTAATCGCAAGCGATGTCTGCGATGGACGACAGCCCACTTTCGCCCGATAGGATCAGACCTTTGCCAAAACGCTTGGCGTAGTTAGCGCACTGTGTAGTCTTGCCCGAACCGTGCATTCCGTACACCAGCGTCTTGCTGGCTCCGACGACACTAATGTCGTTAGTTTTGAGTGGAGTAATCTTCATGATTGAACCTTTATAGTTGGTGCGCCACATCCGATTGTGAGCGCTTTTTTCAAAACTTCCTGCACGTCAAGCGGCGCAGCATCTAACTTCTTGCGATCAACTGTGAAGGACTGTGAGACGCAATCGGGCAGGCCGCTTGCTTCGTACGTATCTTTCAACAACTTTTTGTCCCAAACAAATTTCTCAGGAATACGGACGACAAGTGTACGACCATCCTCCATTTCAATAGCGAACTCGCCCACTTCTTCGGGTAAGTCTGCGACCAAAATTTCTTTGATATAATCCAATGAGACCTTCGCGACATCAAGTTTCGCAAGGCAATCAGCGTATTGCTGTGCGGCTTGTTTTAATCTTGCTGATTTTGGGGGCTGCGGAGCCGGGAGCCAAATGTCTCCGAATATTAGGCCGTCTTCCTTCATGAGATTGTCCTTTGAGATTAAATTTTAAAACATAAGTTGTGCCTGAGTATCGTATATGTTACGCCGTTAGTTGTTGCAAGAGGAAAAAAACAATGGGCTTCAAAATAAAAGAACTAATTGACGATCTCGGCGGCGCGCCATCTTTGGCTAAGAAGCTGAATGTGTGCCGTACAATTCCGTACGGTTGGATACGTCGCGACTTCATTTCCTCCACTTATCTTTCACAAATCAAAGAGGTCTGGCCGTTGGTCGATCTCAACTCATACTTCAAATCGGAGAAGATCAATGAAGACGACCTTAGAGGAAGCACTGGAATTACTAGATCGCGGTTGGGCAGTGATACCCATACTAGCGGAGACGAAGAGACCAGCAGTTAAGTGGGGCCACTACTGCGATGAGCTAAAGCTACCCACAGAAGATGAAGTAATAGAGTGGTTCGAGCGCTGGCCCGAAGCAAGCATTGCTGTAATCACTGGCCCTTTGTCTGGGCTGGTGATTGTAGACTGTGATAACGAGGACGCCTTGGATGAAGCCACACGGCTGGGCATGACCAAGACACCCATTAAAGTACGTACAAAAAAAGGCTGGCACTTTTACTTTAAGTTCCCGAAAGGTTCCGAGTGGATAAAAAACAGGGTAGGGGGCGACGGCAATGATGTAGACTGGCCGCGTTGCGACGGTCTGGATTTGCGTGGCTCCAAAGGATACGCCGTTGCTCCACCGTCAAAGAATTACCAGTGGGTAATAACCGAGGGAGCAGATTTAGATGATCTTCCGATCTACACGCCACCGAAAATAACCCCATTAGTACGTGCTAATAATGTCGTTAATCTGAACGAGTGGAAATTTGAGGGCATGTCGCTCGCAGATGTTAAGTTATCGCAGCCCATATGGGATCGTACGAAAGAACTTGTTGATCGCATTGGTAAGCTGCCAGAGGGCGGGGGCAACGGTAGAGATGATCGCTTGTACAAGTATATCTCTTCTCTTGCGGGTCAGGGGCTTGGCATCGAAGGTCTCACGTCAGGTGCCTTAGAGTTTATGGAAGCATTCTTTCAAAGCAATGTGGAGCAAGGCAAGGTTGCTCAGATGTGTGAACGTGCTCTTGAGAATGAAATCCGCAAGGGTAATCTCCCTATGGACCTAGAGCCAGAAGAGGAAGAGAAGCCACGCAAGTACAAGCCAATCACGACCGCCGACCTTGATGACTTACGTGAGTACGTAGCGGGTATGGAGTTCTATATTGACCCTATAGTCCCCACCAAAGGTACTATACTTCAAGTTTTCGGGTACTCAGGCCACGGCAAGTCTATGTTCGTACGCCACCTGTTATATGCAGCAGCCGCAGGACAGCACAGGTTCGGCCCTTTCGATCTTGGTCAGAAGTCTCGCGTTCTCTACTTCGATTTCGAGAACAGCCGTGCAAACGTCGCGAACTTTCTTGATCGCAGCAAGCGCTCGTTCGGTGATGCGGGTGACAACTTCATGATTTGGGCACCGTTCAATGACGAGCACAGCATGAACCTGATGACGGAAGAGGGCGTACGAAACTTCCAAGCATGGATTAAAGCAGTACGCCCGACCCATGTTGTGATCGATACGATCAGGTCAGCGTTTCCAGGTCTGCAAGAAAACAGCGCCGAGCAATGGAGCCACATCAACCAGCTTTGCTTAAAGATGCGTAACGCTGGGTTGGCGGTTTGGCTACTGCACCACAGCAACAAGCCGAGTGAGGGCACAGCTTCGGGTCGTGAGGCGGGTAGTTCAAACCAGCTTACCGTACTTGAGACCCAGATAAAAATAACGCAAGTGTTCTGGGATAAAGAGACAGCCGAGGTGAAGGCTGGTTTGTTTGAGGGCGACATTCCCAACTCACCGTTCCACTCCCTGTCGTCCAAACCCGCGCTCGATGACAACGAACGGCTGGACGTGATGATGCAAGTGCGGTTCGGTAAGGTGAGGGAGTGGTCAGATGCACACGAACCATTTTATAATATGGCGTTCGCATCCAATATGGACGACGACACCGTTCGTATAGTAAGCGGCAAGACATCCAAGCAGCGAGCCATAACCTTCGCGCAGCAGTGGACAGACGCGCATGGTGTCACGCGCCCAGCGCTATCTGATGTTGAGATTTCGCAGCGGGTAGGGCGTCCGGTCAGTACGGTTGCTGAGTGGACACACAAGTATCGCGAAGAAATGCCCAGCTACATAGCCAACGCTCAATAAAAAAACCCGCGCGTGAGTTGATACCTCGACGCGCGGGAGTTCGTTGTAACAGTGGTATGCAGTGAACAGCCAATGTCGGAAAGTACAACACCTTTAGTTTACAAAAGTTGTGCGTACAAAATCAAGAAGAATGTTAAAAAATATACCGTACCGGAACCGATAAAATCGTGCCTACAGTTTCACGTTTCCCTCGTTCACACCAATTCACGGAGTGAATAGGTGTTCACTTAGTCGCCTACAGTAAACTCGATTTTATCGTCTTCGTACGAAAAGTCAATACGTACAGCACAACTTTACGAAACTTTTTTACAACATAAGTTGTGCTATAGTTGTGACCGTGTTAGATACGCTACATCAACGCACGGTGCAGCATGTCTAGTAGGATAAAGATGACCGAGGACGACGTATCATGGCTTAATAATAACCATGAATTGTACAGTCACCGAGAGATCGCGGAGCGCTTCGGAGTTTGCGTCGATACCGCGAAGAGAATTTTGATGCGATTAAATTTACAGTATTTCCCAGGCGCGAAATACCAGACAAGGCCACTGCCAAAGATGTGGAACAGAGCGTGCATAACGTGTGGAGACACAAAGGATCGGGCAAGTGGACAGTATAAGTGCGACGGTTGCACCGAGCGCGAGCTAGAAGCGCAACGGTCTCGCGGCATGTTCGAAGAGATAGAACGAAGACAACCAGCAAAATTGGAGATACCGTTTTAATGGGCAACCCTCAGAAGGCCAAAGGCGACAAGTACGAAGTTGACTTAGCACACTACTTTAATGACAACGTGTTCATGGAAGAGCGTTGCCAGCGAGCGCCGCTATCTGGCGGAGGCAAGATCGGTCTTCACGCGGGTGGCGCTGACCTTCTGGGTACGCCGCTCGTTTTCGTCGAAGCCAAGCGGGTTGAGCGTCTCAACGTACGCGACGCAATGCGACAGGCCGAACGCAACATCCAACAAACCAGATCGCCGGAAGCGCCCGTAGTCATAACCAGACGTAACCTTGAAGCACTTCAAGATAGTCTCGTAGTTATGCGCCTCAAAGACTGGAAAGAAATGTACATCGCTTCGCTTGAGAAATCTGCGTTCTTAAAACCGGACGACACAACTGGGTAGAAATACTACAAGTAATACTCAAACCTAAAATCAGCGTCACCACTTACTATCTTAAAGGAACTGGTGAGATGCTCTGCGTTTTAGTGTTCGTAGGTTTCGGACATACCTTCATCAGCGGCGCGGGCAACGTGCTGTACAAAAACTGTTACTACGATTGCGGCGGCAAAAAGAACGGATCATTTTATGATCGGGCCTACACTGTCAGTCCCTCCTATTCGTGCCCGAACAAGTTTGCGAAGACATGATAGAAGTTCTCGCACTGGCAAGCGCCGTCAGCACAATCTCGTCTTCCATTTCAAGTGCTGTCCAAGCGGGCAAAGACGTAGGCTCTATGCTGCCTGCATTTGGCAAGCTCGCCAAGTTGGAAGCTGACATAAATCTTGCAGAGAAGGGCCGACACAAAGGACCATTAGGTCGCCTGACTTCAACAGAAGAAGAAGGGTTCGCTATTGCCTCCGCGCGCATGAAGCACAAGGAGGCTATGGATAATCTAAGGTCTATTTGCCAGCTATATGGCCCACCAAATATGTGGGCAACCGTTGTACGCGAGCAGGCCGCAGCGCGCGTAAGGCGCAAAGATTTTCTCGAAGCTCAGGCCGCAAAGCGCGACAAGATTTTCTGGGTATGCTCTGTTATCTTGGGTGTATTGTTCTTCGCCGCAGGCGCGGGCGCATTGCTTTATGGCGCAAGTTTACTCGCTTAATTAATTTTGTATCCTAAGTCGGGGCAGCTCCGCTGGGGCTGCGCTGCCGCGTCGAAATGTACGCATGTCAAGGACGACTGCCCCATGGGTGCTGTGTACATATGGTTGAAGTAATAATAAAATCGGCGGCCTTGCTATGAACGAACATATTTACACGCTCATCATAGCTCTCGCTGGCTCCGCCGGGTTCTGGTCATTCATGGCTCTCCGAGAGAAGAACAAAGGAAATCCAGCAAGCGAGTACAGTACCACATTGAAAAGCCAGATTGACGGCCTCGCGAAACGTCTCGACGCGAAGGATTTAAAGATCGAACAACTTCTCGGAGAGATCGCTAACCTACGTTCCGATCTCTCAGCCGCAAAGGTAAACATTTTGCACTTGGAAACTTTGCTGAGATCAAAGTGAATGAGACTTCAACTACATCTATCGGACGAGCGGGCGAGTTCTTCGCCTCATCCATCCTCCAAACTTACGGCATCCACACCGTTCATGTGGCAATCCCCGACGACGATCTGTGGTGCCTCTCGCCGGACGGCAGGATGCTTCGCGTACAAGTAAAGGCCACAATGTCTACGCATGTAGATCGACCGGGATCAGGATCGGACCTCCCCATCTATCGCTTCCGAACGGGACGACACAAGAACCGCTACCACGGTATATACATATTCGTAGCGCTCGACGTGAGGCTCTGCAAAGCAATGCGATGGTCTGAGCGTAGTCCACCCCTATCAATAAGATTTGTGGCCTCCGAGTTCACGCCGGAAGACGAAAGCGAAAGTATCAGGAGGGAATTTCTAAAATGAGAAAAATAAAAAAGATCATTGTCCACTGCTCCGCCACACGTAAAGATTGGATGGCTAAAAACTCACCCTCCGAGCAGCTACAGGAAATTCGTAAGTGGCACGTAGATGTCAACGGATGGTCCGACATCGGCTACCATGCGTACATCTCTCGTACGGGCGACGTTCTCCAGGCTAGACCGATTGAAATCCAGGGCGCTCACACAAAAGGTCACAACGCTGACAGCATTGGCGTATGCCTAGCAGGCGGCTTCGGCTCCAGCTCAGAGGACCGCGCAGTAGACCACTACACACCCGAACAGCTCGCCGCCCTCTGGAAGTTCATCAAGGACGCACGCGATATGTACGGCGACGCCATCAGCGTACACGGCCACAACGAGTACGCCAACAAAGCGTGCCCTGGCTTCCCGGTCGCACGCTGGATGGCGGGCCAGTCAATCCAAGAC